CGTTTATGCAGCACACGCTGCTTTATCAGCCGACTTTTGGAGCGGCTAATCCGTTGTTCCCGTATCGTGGGACGACGAACTAGCGCGGATTAACGAGGGGCGACCTCGACAAGTTTTACGCCTTGTGCAGGCGAGGTACGTTTTTTACGGCTACGGGCCGGTCACATATCGTAGTGACGAACGTATAAAGAATATTAGTCTAGGTATTATTAATATACAACACCTTTCGTTACCGAACATTGAGTGTGGGGTGAATGTTCTACCACTTCACTTTGTCAGCCCAGTAAGCCGCTGACATTTTTCCTTTAGCTATGTTCTTCCCGTGTCGGGCTTTAAAGCTTTTACGTTTAGCTTTCATTTTGTCGGACTCACCCGCTTTAGGTTTACCTGCCGTAGAAGCACCTTGCTCACCAAACCGGATGGTCTTTACCTTTTCGCCCTGTTTAGCTACGACGACGTGGCTCTTCTTTGGGTGACTCGGCGTTCGCTTTGGCTTATTAAATCCACTTACCCCCGCTCGGTCGAGACGAGGGTCTTTCTTAGTCGGCATTACAAAATGTCCCCTCTTAGGCGTTTCAATGTCGCTTCAGGCAAAGCCGCGAACTCTTCTTCTGTCATATTTGAAAGGTCTATGCTCTTCTCACCATGCATCGAGCTGCTCTCTCCTGGTAATTCAGGCGGTTGTGCATCTGCTGCCTTCAGCTTCTTTTTAACTTGAGCGCGCTTTTTTGCGATCTCATCGACATTTTTTTGCGCTTGCCCAGCCAAACTTGGCGCACTTTCTTGCGCTTGATCCAAATCGTGATCCTTCACTACAAAGTTCACCGCTTTTGACAGCGCGTCTACAGCCTCAAAACCTTGTACTATAAAAGCGTCTCTTAGCTCTACAACCTCGTTTGTGTAGTCCTCACTAAAGTCCTCAGAGTTACGATCAAAGACGGGGTAGCTGTCCTCCATTGCAGCAGCAGCCTGTTGTAGGGCATTCATCTGTCTGTCTTTAGTAACGGTTTGCGTCATCTCTTGGCGCATTTCGTATTCGACTTGGCCCCGCTCTGCTTTTCTAATCTCGCGACGTAACGCGACTGCCTTGTCAGTCTCGCCATCCAGTACCATGTTCTGGTATTCGAGTTCTTTTTGGTCAAAGTCGTAGTCTTCAGGGGCGTCTTCGGATTTCTCATTCGCGGCCTTTATCTCGTCTAACTGCTTTTGTAAGGCTTTTTGCTTCGCCAACACCTCATCAAGACGTGCTTTAGGCACCATCGTCTTTTTAGCTGGTTTTTCCTTGACTTCAGGCTCTTCTAATTCCGCAGCTTCTTTGAGCGGGGGTTCTTCATCGTCTATGTCTTCTTCTGATCCTTCGTCGTCTGCAGGCTCTTCAGCCTCTTCAGACGTCGCTTCTTCATCAGTGCTCTCGCCCTCAACTTCGTCATCCGCACTGTCTGAAATCTCCTCTAATACTTCCTCAAAGCTTAGGTCAAGCTGCGGTGAATCATCGTCTTCGGGCGCATCAGCTCCAGGCATTACTGGGAACTCTAGGGTTGTTTCTTCGGTTGAAGACTCGTCTTGGTTACTCATTTAAGAACTCCTGTTCTTTTTTTGGCTGGGGGGTGTTATTTCTCGCCTGCTGCATAGCCGTAGTCGCTATCTTGGTAGCTGCACTAGTCTCGGACTGCCCTTGGCGTATCTGGTTAGTTGCGGAAGAAAGCTCTCGACGGAGAGCCAGCTGTTCCTGATTCATCTGGAGCTTCGCCTGTAGCTCTGCAACGCGCATCTGAGGATCAACTTCACTGGCATCTTGAGCTTTCGCCATATTGAGCGCAGCTTCAGATTGAAGCTTCTGAACTTCAGCTTCGAGTTTCTGCATCTCAAGCTGCATTTCCATCATGGCAACTTGTTGCTGCTGCGCCATTGATTCCGCTTCCTCTGGGGTGGGAGGCTCAACGCCTGTCATGGTTCGAATACGCTTGGCAAGCTCGCCTTTTCTAGCTAGATGGCTGTACTCAATAATTGCGTCATCTGGAACTGCTACGCCTGCGTTCCGCAGGTTAAGCGCCTCTGCAAACTGGACTTCATCGAAGCTATCGCGTGCGGGGGCTGTGGATACGACTACATCGTATTCGCCAAGCGTAAGGTTGTTAACGATTATCCCCTCGGGAGTAATCTCATTGATTAGCATCTCTTCACGCGGCTTTAGAGGGTCATCCTCATTGGTCACCTGAATAATTCGTTGCTCGCTGTAAAAGGTCTGGATAAGGTTCAGCACTTTCTCCGCTAGGTACTGTCGCGCTTTACGCAGGTTATCTAACGGCACCTGAATCATTACCGCACCACGATTTTGTTTAGCTTGGATCGCGATACCTGAAACTTCAGCGCTGTCTGTGCCCAGCATCGAGTCAGTAACCCCCGATATAGTCTGGATGTTTGCAGCTGCTTTTGATGCGATCCTGTCTAACCCAGTGGGAATCGTATTAGGCGTAATCTTCATCGGCGGGGTAGTGCCGCGCGCATATTCAAGCACCAGACCCGTCTCAGCGCCGTGTTCCTCTAGATCATCGGCTGTCATACCAATGAGTGAGCCGCTCTCAACCATCCACCCACTATTAGCGGTGGTATTAACAATATGCAACTCTTGTGAAGCTATTTTGTTCAGCTGTTCCTGCGGAGATAAAAGGTTTCGAACAACTCCGAAAGGTTTGCCCCTACGGAAATAGCAGAAGAAAGGCACAATTGTGAAGTCGTTATAAGGTGACCAACCGTCATGTAACACAACTTTGTCACAAGTAACCGTCCAACGAACCTGTCGGATCATCTTGCTGATTAATGTAAGGTTATGCTGCTTGGCGAACTTCTTACATTTAGCCTCTTTCCACTCTTCTGGGCACTGTCGTTGGTCACCTGTATCAGGGTCAACGAAAAAATCAGCGCGTGAAACCTTCTTGTGCTGACGCTCGACAACACGGAGCGACTTTACGTTCCGATATTCGTCATCACCCGGTACTCCCGGCCCAAAATGGTCGTCGCCATTCTCAGTTCCACCAAAACGGGACTCATGATACTCCACAGAATCAGGGCCGAAGCTCATGCCGTTTTCCGCCACGAACAACAGCCTCTCTGCTGGCCTTTTCCCGTATAGCTCCTCGATCTCATCAAGTGTCATCCACTTGGTTTCGAAGACCTCGTTCCACGTCTTTGGATCTGCATCTTTCGCGTCTGGATCGATCAGAATGTCCAGCGGATCTTTGGCCGTGATTCGAACTTCGCCCTCAACGTGGTCGCTGAAGTCCATCCGCACATCGAAGAAGCCACGCCCATCCATGATCAAGCCATCTGAGAACACCTGCTGCTCAACCCAGTCGAGCTTGTTGTTATCTGCGATCTGCATGTACAGCTTAGTCAACGTGTTTGCGACTTCTTGGTCACCGCCACGGCGCGGCTTGAACTGAATATCTGCGCGACGTGTGGACTGCTCACCCAAGATGGTATTTACCGTGGGCAGAATCGTGTTAATAGTCAGGGCAGGACGGCCTTCTGCTTCTAGCGCAGATGCGTCGTCTGCGTCCCACTGCTCACCCTGGTAATAATCGTCACACTTCTGCGCCATACGGACATAATCAAGGTGCCCGTTATCCCGCGCGCGCTCGTATCGCGCCCACTGGGTGCGTGTGATCTCTTCTTCTTTGCCGGGGGAAATCTTTTTATCTTTCATGTTATGCGCTCATAGCTGATTTGGTACGGTCACTTTTAATCAGTGCCGGTAATCTGTCTCGCCAACTGGGCACATGCTCGATCTTCTCAATGAACGTGCTGAACTCAGTCATCATCAAACCGATCCATGACAACGCATCCACTTGATCGTCATGCACACCGTTTGGAAACCTCAATAGCTCTGCTACCAAAGGCCCAGTGAAGTTTTCTTCTTTCGGCAGGAACACCATCCCCTGCTGCATCCGGCCTTGGATCGCTCGCGCGCGAGCCTCTTTATCTCTACGTCCTGTTTTTAAATCTTTAAAATAAGCTTCGTACAGCCCGCGCTCACGAACCCGCTTCTCTAGAAACGGCCCAAGGGCCATCTCAATATGTCCTTTCTCAATCCCGATAATGCTGGGCTTCCACATCTCATAGAGATCTAGAATCCGCTCAACGATCTCGAAGCCATCGAACCTGCCACGTACCATATCGACCACGTACAGCTGGTCCTGCTCATCAACACCTACAACGATGCCAACGGTGTAATCGTTTCGATCATTCTTACCAATAGCCAAGTCCCACGCGCAGTAGAACTTCATGCGGTCATGGTCGACGTCATCGCGGTTATAGTAATTCAGCATGTCTCGGGTGAAGTATTCACCGTCATCTGCAACAGGATTCTGCTGATACAGCGCCGACCAATCGCGTGGGCCAACGGCTTTTTCAATTCTGGCTAGAGCCGCCTCATCGTATCGCTCAGCATGGAGCGCTTCGCCCGTCTTTCGGAACTCTTCATCGACTTCGGCTCGTGCGGGGTAGTTAACAACCTCCCACTGCTCTCCGTTATCAGCGGCTGCTTTAAGAAGTCGCCCTGCAAGGTCGTCATCGTGCCAGCGAGTAAGAATGACAAGAACGCCGCCACCGGGGGCAAGCCGCGTGTACGCCGTCGAGGTGTACCAATCCCAAGTGCTTTCGCGTGCGTTTGAAGACTCAGCGTCATCGCGGTTCTTTACAGGGTCGTCAATAACAAGAATATGCGCGCCTTTACCCGTGATACCACCGCCGACACCCGCCGCCACATAACCGCCGCCCGTTGTTGTAAGCCAAGCTTCTGCACTCTGGCTTTGAGGATCGAGGCGCGTTTTGAAAGCTGACTTGTAACCTTCTTCACGCAGGAGTCCACGGACTTTACGGCTGAACGCCATCGCCAAGGAGCCTGAGTACGAGCACGAGATAAACTCATGCTCTGGATTTCTGCCCAAGTGCCAAGCCGGGAACGCCACGCTTGCGAGCGTGCTTTTACCGTGCCGAGGTGGCATGAAGAGCATAAGTCGTGGAGACTTTTTCTCAGCAACATCTCTACTAAATACCTCCAACCTCTTACAAATATCTTTGTGGACCCAACCCGCTTGGTAATCGTGGTTGAATCTTTCCACAAACGGCAGTAGCCGCTTGCGCGTTAGGAACCGCAGCGCAAGTTCAGCGCGCGCTTTATCTTCTACCGTCTCCTGCTCAGACGTTTCTGGATCACGGGCCGTGGGCAGCGGTCCTTGCTCCGCGATATCCGCTTTGCAGTACACGCACAGTCGGTCGAGGCCCGCGTAAAGCGTTTCAGGGTGCTGGTTTTTGCACCTTACGCACTCTATCTTGAGAGCTTCACTCACCTTTTTTTATGGGGGGGCGTGGTTGCGCCCTCAGTGCTTTTATATAGTTGAGTATTGCGTGGTCCTTGATCCAGTTACCCTTGGTTTTACGCTTCCCGAGCGGCAACAACTTACTCGGACGGCCCATAAATGGTGGAAAACTCGTCATTATGTCTTTCTGAAAGCGGTACTGGCTGATTGGGCGGGTAAGCACTTTCAATTTACCCACTCGGGGTGCGCCAAACGTCACAATTTGGTCAATTTTCTCCCCATCACCCGTTTCTCGCTGGATTAGTGCAGCCGTTATCAGCGCGCAGGCTCCACCCAGGCTGTGCCCAGTCAAAGTTACGGACTCTAAGTCGTTATCGGCTATGTGATCGAGGACCACGTACCCCAAACGACGGCTCGCCTTTAAGAAACCAGCGGGACACAGTCCCAATTTGGGACTCCATAGCGGAAAAATCCGTAAATCACGCATAATATCTTGCGGCTGCTTCATGTTCGTTCCGGCAAAAGCAATTATCTTCTTGTCTTCCGAATACAGCACCTCAATTCCCGCCGTGACATGATCCCACTCCTTATAGACCAGCGCAGAAAGCCTCGCACAGTCTAGGTGACTACTCGGCATCAGGCTCTTCTACGGTTCTCATCTTCCTCGTGGCATTAATACAAAAAAGGTTCGAGCCTAACGCCGTTAAACAGTAGTCAACCTGGCCGGGTGCTCCTAACGCTATCGTCTTGGGGTCTGCTGGCAACGAACCACAGCCCGCCAGCACCAAAAGGACCGCCAGAGTCGCGCTTACTGATGCCTTCATCCTTAATCTCCTTTTGGTTCTAAATAGTCGATGTCTTTGCCCGCGATCTTCAACAGGTCTTCGTCGGTCATGCGTTCAAGCTGCTTGGTGCCGTTAATATTGATATTTACTTGGGGCTGGTTCTCTGGTGCGCTCAAACCGTGCAGCTTGACCAACGAATCGGTGGTGTTCTTCATTTCTGTGGCGTTTGCAGAAGAGGTGAACGCTTCCATGTACATCATGTGCGCGTGCTTGTTGGTGAACTTCACCTCTTCACGCATCTCCTGCCGAAAATATTCAATAGCTTTCTGCACAGCCGGGACTTTCGCCGCTTGATAAGCGGTTGAGGGACTCGCGTACCCCGCTCCACGGCCCGCAGCCGCGACTGTCATCCCCGAAGAAACGAGCGAGACGAGTTTTTCTTGCTGCATAGTGAGTTCGCCGCGTGATATGCCCATGTATGGCATATGCGACTGGAATTCGGTGTGCTCACTGACAATGTCAGTGGACGATTGCTGCTCCGACGCTGGGAGGTTCTCCATAATAATCTAGGCTGTTGTCAAAATGCACAAAAATGGGGATGCCCTTAGTGGTTGCCTCGGATAATTCCAAAACATAGTTTTCCGCAGCCTCAATGTCACCGCCTGCGCCGATAATAATTTCAACGCATTTGTCGTAGTCATAACAAAGGACTTCTTCACCATTGGTCATCGCCGACCCAATGATTGCTCCGTCTAAGCCACCAATGGCTAAAAGTTGAATATCATCTACCACGGGTGAATATTAGTCTAGCTATTATTTAATCGCAAGAAAAATTATTAATAGTCTTGACCCACCAGTAAAACATATCTTCAGGTAAGTTACTTTTGAGCAGGTTAGCGCGATAGCAAACGAGTTGGGTGTTTTGCGGTGTATACCCGCGCGTACTGGCAATTCGATCAATGCTGACGTTGTACTCTTTATGACCGGACCCATCTTTATGGTGCGTGAGGAATACTCCGCTAATCGCGCATCGGCCCTCCTGCTCCTCCCATAGGGCTATCAGGTCATCGAGCGTGATTTTCCAATCGAGGTTTCTGGACTTTTTGTTATTTGATTTGCTCTGATTGAACAAGTTGTTCAGGAAACTACGGTACGTGTCCGATACCCGCGCTTCGGTTTGGCGTTTATCGCACGCGCGGCAAACATTGTAGCGCCTGACATCGTCAAATTCTTTGAGGGCCAGGGCACGCTGACAAAAATTGCATTCTCTCATGCGCGGATATTAGCATCGTATTATTTTTAGTAATAATTTTTCAGAAAAAAAATATTTGAATTTCACGTCTATATCCCTCATCGACTATCTCCTTGTTCCCAACAACACACCCCCCAACCCCGGATCGCGGATCTGGAACCTTGTTTACGGTCATCGCCCAGGAACCTTGTCCGGAAACCCAACACCGCACTCCGCGTACCGCGTCTCGCGTCGGATCGCATCTTTGAAGCGGTTGAATGAATCAATCGCACAACGGAGCATCATCATCATGGCCATTGCAAAGCCAACACAAGTAGCAGCTGGTAAGATCGATTCATCTTGCATCTACGCACGGATCGCGAACAAGAACATCTACCGCCTCAACACGCAGTGTAATCCCCTGGAGGTAGCGATCCTCATTGCTACCATCAAGGAAGCTGGCAAGATCCACCTGCAGCACTGGACCAAGGTCGACAAGCGCGCACCACGAACCGCGCCTCTATCACCGAGCAAGCCGCTGATGGGGTCAGACCCAATCGCACCACGCTTCCGCATCCTCGATGAATTCAGGGCTAAGTGCGACAAGCTCGGAGCTGAAGGTAAGCTTGAGGCGCTGCAGGATTTATACAACCGCAAGGCTGACAAAGCACAGGCTCTCGAAGCTGCGTTTGATGTGTTCCAGAAAACGATGCACGACACCGAGGCAGACTGGGAGGAACTCGACCGTCTCGAACGACTGCTTTATGTCGTCACCACAGAGCGCGACTACGCTAACGAGGCCTGGCTGAAAGGGCGGCGGGTACAAGAACTAGAAGAAGAAGCCGCCGAATCAGCTGAATATTTTCGGCAGGAGAGGAGTGAATTGGCTGCGGGCATCGACAGGAAGGCGGTGATTATGAAGAAAGCTGCAGCGCACCAAGCTGTCCTTGCGCTGGGAGCAGCATCATGAGATACCCAACGCCACGTACCAGACGACCACGCATCGGCTCCGAGAAACATCGATCCGAGTTCACGGTTCTCTATCATCGTTACCTCCGCATGGGGTTCGATGAGCGCGAAGCACGGTTCAAGGCCCACGAACATCAAACATTGCGGCTCTAATGAAACATTGCGCCTCTAATGGCTACGATTCGTACTCCACGGCCAACGCTCTACGGCCTCCATAAGATAATAGCTCAGTACTAAATGTGTACAATGTGTACTACTTGTGTACAAATTTCATTTACCCCTAATTTGTACACACAATTCCTTTAACTATCATGGGTTTACAGCAATGTGTACTAGTTGTACAAATTATTTGATGCGCTAACTTTAACTGACTACTATTATTTAGTAAGTTCAAATATCAAGTTTCGTTTCTGTTTTTCTCTTGAAGTTTGTACACATTGGTCTAAACCATTGATTTATATAACTATTGTGTGTACAAATTTCATTTTTCAAAACGCCTCAACTTTGTACACAGCTACAGACCCTTGTTTATGAGGCCTGTAGCTGGTTAAAAAGTAACCATCGTTGTACACAAGTAGTACACACCCCTTCTAACGTGTACACATTTAGTATCAGAGCTATTATTTAGCCTAAAGTTAGTAATCACTGACCTTTTTAGGCTCTTTTCTCACTATCATTAATACCAACCTAATATTCCTAATTTGTACACAATCCGTAGGAGGATTTATGGCAAAGCTAGAAGACAACGTCGTCTACGAATTCCAGAACGGTATCCCGCCCGGCTGGCATGAACTCAGTGTCCGGTATGAGACTGATTTGTTTGGCAAACAGATAGCGTTCATTACCTGTATCTCCAAAAAACCCAAGGAGGATTCATGAGCGTGTTCATCGGACTTTGTATCGTCATTACTACGTTGTTCGCGGTAGTTGGCTGGTACTCCTATACACCACTTGTACAACAAGTCGGCGAACGTGAACTAAAGCTGCTTGCTGCAACACGTCTAACTATCATCAACCCACAGGAGGAATCACCATGAAGAGTGCAGGGGTAACGGGTTCCAAACACCTCAACAAGATCATCGATGTCAACTATGACTTCGCTGACTTACATCCAATCGCACAATACGAACAGTTCCACGAACACCAAGCCGCGAAGCGCGCTTTACGATGCGCATTCCAGCATCAACGGATTCTCGGTCTTGCTGAACTTCGCCATCGACTTGGTCTTACTCTATTAACAAAACCAGTAGGAGCACTACCGCGCCTTTATAACTAACTATCATTTCCGTAGGAGGAATACACAATGTTAGCATTTGTTTGTTTAATACTAGGAATACTAGCTGGCTGGGTAGCTGGCTCGACTGTCATGATGCTCAATATAGCAGAGCACCCACAGGAAACTGTAGCAATCGCTCAAGCCCTATTGGAGGATTATAAGTGAGCACATTTAAAGCGAAAGTGAAGCGCGCAGCACAGACCGTGTTATCGCGCCGTGAGCATTACACCGCAGTTACCAAGCCGTATATCGACAAATCTCTAGCCTATGCCAAGGAGAATCCTAGCGAAATACTGTTAGGAATCATGACCTTATTGCTAATGGACATTGAGTCCGACGTTGATGATCTCGAAGCGAACACAGGACTATCTGCCGCTGTTGATTATCACACATACACCACTACCAAGTAGGAGCACTATCATATGCACGTAATTAACCTGAACGTTGAACGCTGGTCCCTCATCGAAGACACCCAGGATTCAACTACTGTACCCACTCTCCAAAATGTCCTTGACATGGATAACGATATTAGTGTTAGTATTACTTCAAACCACTACGACTTAGATCGGGTGGGTTTCGGTAGAGAGTACGTTCACTAAAAGCAGCCCGTTTCGTTCCTCAACGAGCGTCGGGTCACTTAGTAAGTGTTGGAATGATTCCGACACTATCACTCTTTAAATAGGATATTTCTTAAAATGAATACCGAGAACGAATTAGTCGTAGAAATCTTAGACACAATGGCAAAGCAAGGTTCACCCTACAAGATGGGCCTCGCATCGTCAGTCCTTCGTCGCTTAGACATCCGTGGTGCTCAAATGCCGCAGGATATCTATCATGCAATCTGGCAGGCTTGCGGCGTTAGCCACAACACCGAGCTTAAAAACAAAACACGTTGGCTCAACGCAGGAGGCGCTCCCGAAGCCTTCAAACCTGCTTACTACAACATTGCTTACACAGGCTTGATCCAAGACCTGCAAACTCGTTCTTGCTGGGCTGCTAGGAAATTACTCAACGAACGCAACAGAGCGGATGTCAAGGCTATCAACCTCGAAGACTATGGTATCGACCGAGCTATGGAAACCGAGGCGGAAGTACATCTCGACTCCTCTTCTATGACTAGCGTCAAAGCTGACCTCGATTCCATATTCGAGCAATTCACTGCACTATCATGCAAGCTGGTAGCAGATCCTAACCTTCAGCTCGGTAACGTCGAACCTATCGTTTACTTTGCACCGCAAGTCAAAGACGACAACACGGGTGAGTGGTCTGTCCCACGCAAAGCTCGTAACTTCGACGATGCTTTCGCTCTCATGGAAGATATATCCGCAGAGTTACAATCGAAAGTTACTGAGAAAGTCTCGCTTGATTACTACGCGAACGAGCCTGTCAAAGCTGGAGCCGTTACCGCATCGGCTAAGCCAGAGACTGTCACCGAAGAACTCGCACCAGCGTCATCAGAGCCTGACTTCGTAGACGACGATGTCCCGTTTTAATGTCCAATCTACTATCACCTAACGCAGCGCAAGCTGCACATGGGGGCACCAACACGCCCCAAACCAAC